ACGCTGGGGCGTCTTATGAGCCTGCTGTCACCCTTTGACGTGGTGATATGGATGACGGATGGCTGGCCGCTGTATGAATCCCGCCTGAAGGGAAAGCTGCACGTAATCAGCAAGCGATATACGCAGCGAATTGAGCGGCATAACCTGAATCTGAGGCAGCACCTGGCACGGCTGGGACGGAAGTCGCTGTCGTTCTCAAAATCGGTGGAGCTGCATGACAAAGTCATCGGGCATTATCTGAACATAAAACACTATCAATAAGTTGGAGTCATTACCGGTTTTGTCTATTACAACAACACCAATGGTGATTTCGATCAGTCCTTTAACGGCGATACCGTTAACGGCACGATCTCAACCTATTATTTGAACCATGATTATGCAGACAGTACTGCTAATCAGCTTGATATCAGTAATTCAGTGATTCACGGTTCGATTACTTCTATGCTGCCTGGCGGTTATTATGATCGTTTTGATGCAGATGGTAATAATCTGGGTGGATATGATTTTTACACTGATGCGGTTGTTGATACACACTGGCGTGATGGTGATGTTTTCACTTTGAACATTGCTAACACTACTATTGATGATGATTATGAAGCTCTTTACTTCACTGATTCTTATAAAGATGGTGATGTAACCAAGCACACAAATGAGACATTTGATACAAGTGAAGGCGTTGCTGTTAATCTTGATGTAGAAAGTAACATCAATATTTCCAATAACTCCCGCGTTGCAGGTATTGCATTATCTCAAGGTAATACTTACAACGAAACCTACACTACCGAATCTCATACTTGGGATAACAATATCTCTGTAAAAGATTCCACAGTGACTTCGGGTTCAAATTATATCCTGGATAGCAATACTTATGGCAAAACTGGTCACTTTGGCAATTCTGATGAACCGAGTGATTATGCTGGCCCGGGTGATGTTGCAATGTCCTTTACTGCTTCAGGTTCCGACTATGCGATGAAGAACAATGTATTCCTCAGCAATTCAACGCTGATGGGTGATGTTGCCTTTACCAGCACCTGGAATAGTAATTTTGATCCGAATGGTCATGATTCCAACGGTGACGGGGTGAAAGATACCAACGGGGGTTGGACTGATGATAGCCTCAACGTTGATGAACTAAATCTCACTCTCGATAACGGAAGCAAGTGGGTTGGTCAGGCAATTTATAACGTTGCTGAAACGTCAGCAATGTATGATGTTGCTACAAACAGCCTTACTCCTGATGCAACATATGAAAACAATGACTGGAAACGTGTTGTTGATGACAAGGTCTTCCAGAGCGGTGTATTTAACGTAGCGTTGAATAACGGTTCTGAATGGGATACTACAGGTCGTTCCATCGTTGATACCTTGACAGTTAATAATGGTTCTCAGGTTAATGTTTCGGAATCTAAATTAACTTCAGATACTATCGATTTAACTAACGGTTCTTCGCTGAACATTGGTGAAGATGGCTACGTTGATACCGATCATCTGACTATTAACTCCTACAGTACTGTTGCGTTGACCGAATCTACTGGGTGGGGGGCTGATTACAACCTGTACGCCAATACTATCACCGTAACTAACGGCGGTGTATTGGATGTGAACGTTGATCAGTTCGATACTGAAGCTTTCCGTACTGACAAACTGGAACTGACCAGCGGCAACATCGCTGACCATAACGGTAACGTAGTATCTGGTGTGTTCGATATCCATAGCAGCGATTACGTTCTGAACGCTGATCTGGTGAACGACCGTACCTGGGATACTTCCAAGTCTAACTACGGTTACGGTATTGTTGCTATGAACTCTGATGGTCACCTGACTATCAACGGTAACGGCGACGTAGACAACGGTACTGAACTGGATAACAGCTCTGTAGACAATGTTGTTGCTGCAACCGGTAACTACAAAGTTCGTATCGACAACGCAACTGGCGCTGGCGCTATCGCTGATTACAAAGATAAAGAAATTATCTACGTAAACGACGTCAACAGCAACGCGACCTTCTCTGCTGCTAACAAAGCTGACCTGGGTGCATACACCTATCAGGCTGAACAGCGCGGTAACACCGTTGTTCTGCAACAGATGGAGCTGACCGACTACGCTAACATGGCGCTGAGCATCCCGTCTGCGAACACCAATATCTGGAACCTGGAACAAGACACCGTTGGTACTCGTCTGACCAACTCTCGTCATGGCCTGGCTGATAACGGCGGCGCATGGGTAAGCTACTTCGGTGGTAACTTCAACGGCGACAACGGCACCATCAACTATGATCAGGATGTTAACGGCATCATGGTCGGTGTTGATACCAAAATTGACGGTAACAACGCTAAGTGGATCGTCGGTGCGGCTGCAGGCTTCGCTAAAGGTGACATGAATGACCGTTCTGGTCAGGTGGATCAAGACAGCCAGACTGCCTACATCTACTCTTCTGCTCACTTCGCGAACAACGTCTTTGTTGATGGTAGCTTGAGCTACTCTCACTTCAACAACGACCTGTCTGCAACCATGAGCAACGGTACTTACGTTGACGGTAGCACCAACTCCGACGCTTGGGGCTTCGGTTTGAAAGCCGGTTACGACTTCAAACTGGGTGATGCTGGTTACGTGACTCCTTACGGCAGCGTTTCTGGTCTGTTCCAGTCTGGTGATGACTACCAGCTGAGCAACGACATGAAAGTTGACGGTCAGTCTTACGACAGCATGCGTTATGAACTGGGTGTAGATGCAGGTTATACCTTCACCTACAGCGAAGATCAGGCTCTGACTCCGTACTTCAAACTGGCTTACGTCTACGACGACTCTAACAACGATAACGATGTGAACGGCGATTCCATCGATAACGGTACTGAAGGGTCTGCGGTACGTGTTGGTCTGGGTACTCAGTTCAGCTTCACCAAGAACTTCAGCGCCTATACCGATGCTAACTACCTCGGTGGTGGTGACGTAGATCAAGACTGGTCCGCGAACGTGGGTGTTAAATATACCTGGTAATATTCTTCACTCCGAAGAAATACTGGTAATTTAATCTAAATAATGCCCGTCAAGGATTTGACGGGCATTACTGCAAAGGACGCGCAAATGTTATCTGTAGTTAAACCTCTTCAGGAATTTGGTAAGCTCGATAAATGTTTGTCCAGATACGGTACGCGCTTCGAGTTTAATAATGAAAAGCAAGTTATATTTTCCAGTGATGTCAATAACGAAGATACTTTCGTTATTTTAGAGGGAGTTATCTCTCTGCGTAGAGAAGAAAACGTACTTATCGGTATTACCCAGGCTCCTTATATTATGGGGCTGGCTGATGGTTTAATGAAAAACGATATACCATACAAATTAATATCAGAAGGAAATTGTACGGGATATCATCTACCAGCCAAACAAACCATTACGCTTATTGAACAAAATCAACTCTGGCGAGACGCTTTTTACTGGTTAGCCTGGCAAAATAGAATTCTGGAATTACGCGACGTGCAGCTCATTGGGCATAATTCCTACGAACAAATCCGCGCAACATTATTATCAATGATTGACTGGAATGAAGAATTGCGATCACGTATTGGTGTGATGAATTATATCCATCAACGTACACGCATATCGCGTTCTGTCGTCGCAGAAGTTCTCGCTGCTTTGCGTAAAGGCGGCTATATCGAAATGAATAAAGGCAAACTGGTCGCTATCAACCGTTTGCCTTCAGAGTATTAATCAGGACGCGGGGATAACCAACGGTTTATTCCCGCTTAGCTCGGTCACCAGGTCATTGATGCCATCGCTCATATTTTTAAAGCGCGTCAACGGCGAACGAGTGACCACCACAAACGCGCCAATATTCTTCTGCGGGATCATCGCCATATAGGTAATGAAACCGCCACCACCGCCTGTCTTCTGAATAATCCCCGGACGACCCTCTTTCGGGGCCATATATACCCAACCTAAACCAAGCGCATCCGCTTTGCCGGGGACATCCATGCCAATCACTTTCGTAAACTGCGCGCGCTGATAAATCAACGTCTGCATGCGATCTGCCTGGTTACTGCGCTGATAAAAATCAGATGACAAATACTGCTGCATCCAGCGCATCATATCGCCAGGCGTGGAATAGACGCCGCCGCTGCCAATTGCCGCCAGCGTGTTATTGCACGGACTGGCACCGCGCTCAGCAACCATTAAACGGCGGCACTGATCCGGTGAGGGGGTGTAGGTGGTGTCTTTCATCCCCAATGGACGGGTAATCTGCTCTTCAAACAACTGGGTATAAGGCTTGCCGGACGCATTCGCCAGTGCATCTGCCAGCAGGTCGAACGCAAGGTTAGAGTACGCCGCCTGACTGCCTGGCGCGGCTTTCAGCTTCGCCGTAGAAAGGTATTTCCAGCGTTGCTCGCGCGTTGGCCAGACAAACACCGGACGATGTGCCGCGCCACCGGGCTGTTCACGGGGCAGGGCGCTGGTATGGGTTGCCAGATTGACCAGCGTAATGGGCGTCCCATTGTAGGTTGGCACGCGTGCGCCTGGCGGAGCATATTTACTTAGCGGATCGTTTAACTTCACGGTCCCCTGGTCGAGCAATTTCACCAGCATCTCACTGGTCATTAGCTTGGTGAGGGAAGCAATACGCACGACCGAATCCAGCTGCGGGCGAACGTTATTACCAGGTCGCGTTTCGCCATAACTGCGAAAGACGCGCTGGTTACCGTCGATAACAACCAGAGCCATCCCCGTGGCACCGCTGCCGTAAAAAATATGATCGGCATAACGATCGACAATATCAGAGGCAAACTCCGGTTCAGTGATCGGCTGCGCCGCATGGACGGAGGTCAATGACGCCGCACACAGCACGGCAGAAAAAAGCAGACTACGTTTCAACGGTGGTGTCCATAGATTGAATGAAGGTAACTGAGCGTATTTATACTACTCATTGATAGATTGCAAAGGGCGAATTAGTGCAATAATAGTGTTAAAAACGTAACGGCGCGTAAACACGATCTTTTTCCTGCTCACCAATGCCTGCATTTGTGATCCTGCGCGTGTTAATCCGCTTATGTAAACAATCTTTGGTTTGTGAAATCCGTCGAAACAATTCTTATGGTCAGGCTGGCGAACTAAGCGCCTTGCTATGGGTCACAATGGGCGGTTTCATTTGGCTGACGCTTTGTAGCGGTCATGCGGTTAATACACAGCAGTTGTTAAAACGATAAGAAGTTAGCAGGAGTGCATATGTTTAAGTCTTTTTTCCCAAAGCCGGGAACGTTTTTTCTCTCGGCCTTCGTTTGGGCATTGATTGCCGTTATCTTCTGGCAAGCCGGTGGGGTGACTGGGTGGCGCGTATCACCGGCGCTTCCGGGCAGATCCCGATTAGCGCCGCGCGTTTCTGGTCGTTGGATTTCCTGATTTTTTACGCTTACTACATTGTTTGCGTAGGACTTTTTGCATTGTTCTGGTTTATCTACAGCCCGCATCGTTGGCAATACTGGTCAATACTCGGTACTGCACTGATCATCTTCGTCACCTGGTTTTTGGTGGAAGTCGGGGTCGCCGTCAACGCCTGGTATGCGCCGTTCTATGATCTGATTCAAACCGCGCTAAGTTCGCCGCATAAAGTCACCATCGAACAATTTTACCGCGAAGTGGGCGTCTTTCTGGGGATTGCGCTGATCGCTGTGGTGATCAGTGTGCTGAACAACTTCTTTGTCAGTCACTACGTGTTCCGCTGGCGTACAGCGATGAACGAATATTACATGGCGAACTGGCAACAACTGCGTCATATCGAAGGGGCCGCACAGCGTGTGCAGGAAGACACCATGCGTTTTGCTTCAACGCTGGAGAATATGGGCGTCAGTTTTATCAACGCCATCATGACGTTGATCGCCTTCCTGCCGGTGCTGGTAACGCTCTCCGCGCATGTGCCGGAGCTGCCGATTATCGGGCACATTCCGTATGGTCTGGTGATTGCCGCAATCGTCTGGTCGCTGATGGGGACCGGATTGCTGGCAGTGGTAGGGATCAAACTGCCGGGGCTGGAGTTTAAAAACCAGCGTGTAGAGGCTGCCTACCGTAAAGAGCTGGTTTATGGTGAAGACGATGCCACGCGCGCGACGCCGCCTACGGTACGCGAGCTGTTTAGCGCCGTACGGAAAAACTATTTCCGCCTCTATTTTCACTATATGTATTTCAACATCGCCCGCATTCTCTATTTGCAGGTCGATAACGTTTTCGGTTTGTTCTTGCTGTTTCCGTCAATTGTTGCCGGTACGATTACGCTCGGCCTGATGACGCAGATTACCAACGTTTTTGGTCAGGTTCGCGGTGCTTTCCAGTACCTGATTAACTCATGGACCACACTGGTTGAGTTGATGTCTATCTACAAACGTCTGCGCAGCTTTGAACATGAGCTGGATGGTGACAAAATTCAGGAAGTAACCCATACCTTGAGCTAAAAAGGAGAAGTAATGTCGCGCGTCAATCCTCTATCTTCGCTGTCATTGTTGGCGGTTCTGGTTTTAGCGGGGTGTAGTAGTCAGGCTCCGCAACCGTTGAAAAAGGGCGAAAAAGCGATAGATGTAGCGAGCGTCGTGCGGCAGAAGATGCCTGCGAGCGTGAAAGACCGCGATGTATAGCGCGGCGATTTTTTTGATACCGATTTGCATTTCATTTGATACCGCTGAAAAACGCCGATACGCAACTTATTTGATACTAAATCGGCGCTTTTCTTTTGGGTTTTAGAATGAGTTTTTAAGCGCTCATTCACTCTCTTTCAAACCAGTTTTAACTGTTTGGGGTTTTGGGTAAGGCTGGACTTTGAATAGCTTTATGTTGAGGCGTTTTCTGGCCCTCTTGTTCAGAAACCGGATGTAACGAAACTGTCGGAACTTATGAACACTGGCTCTGTCGATATTAGCCCTCAGATGTTCACCTCGTTGTCCGCCTCGTTTAATGGCATTCCTGCAAATCTCGTGATACCACTCGCCATCAAGTTCATAGAATGTTGATTCATGGCTGCCTACATAATCAAAATTGCTTGCCTGATACACGACACCAAGACAGCCACAACGCTCATCTGCAAACGACTGAACCCACTGTACCTGCGGATAAAGCTGTCTGATAAGTTTGAGTGCGTAACTGATGGCCCTTGATTCGGAGTTTCTCGGCATACAGTCATGCAGCCATAACCGGTTAAGCTCCATATATTCGCGGTTCTGCGTACCGGTTACGACGCGCGCTCCACTGTTTGGATTAAGGGCATAACCCCATTGCATTACGCCAACCAGCTCTCGTTCTGAAAATATACCCAGATGAAGGTAGGAGTTATTTACGAAACGGTGGCTGTAATGTTTATTGACGATGACCAGTCGGGCCAGCCAGCAACTTATTGTCTCAACCCGTAACTCACGGGAGCCATAACCGACGATATTGTCGTTATAGAGAATAAGTTCAGGCGTGCTGATGATACGGGATGTAACTTGCTTTCTGTTCCCCACGACAGGATTTCCTTGTGTATGTGGGGTGCTCTGTGGCGCTCGGAGATGTGATTTGATTGAGGGTTTTACAGCGCGGACATTTTACTTCCAGATAACTGAAACTGGCCCGTGCCAGTAACTTGTTGCAGTGTCGGCACCGTATGTTTCGATACATGGCCGCATAACCTCCTGCTTTGTTGATGATATCTTTCTCGCCTAATCGATCGACAAAAACGATCGATTCGATGTGTTTAATTGATACAACAAATAGATTGAAAAGTCATCAACAATGATTCAGGGAGGTGATTATTTACTAAAAGAAAACGAAGACTTAGGGTGTGAAAACGATCATAAAATGATCATTTTATTGACTTTTTATCCAGTGAAGGTAGGATCGCGCGCATATGTAGTATGTTTCAAATCAACAGGATACTACATAAAAGGGAAACCCAGCATAGCTGGAACTATGCTGGGTCAATCTGTAAAAACTTGCATCAATGCTTTACTTCGAGCTCGTGGCGTATCCTATGATATTCCCCGGTCTCCTGTAAAGCAGAGATATATCTGTTCAGGCAGGAAAAATGGATAAACTAACCACAGACCCAAAGTTACAGGCTGCGCGAATTGCAGCTGATATTACAATTGCAGCAATGACATCCACCAGGGGTAACTTTACCTCTTTTCATACAGCAGGTGATTCATCCGCTATGCAGTTATGGAACGCGTGCTTTTCTGATGTAATTCGTGCAATCAGCGAGTCAGTTGACCTTCGCGAACCGCAAAAATAGCGCATCTTGGGGTACACAGGATCTGCATAGCTATCCACATTGCGGTGGCGAAGTTTCGATCCTGTAATGTATCTTCATCAAGTCCTGAACGTAGCGCATTGATAATTTCCGCGCTTAATCTTTCTAGGCCTTTGGTATCAGGTTGCTTTTTATTCTTGTCCATGATTATTGTCCTCTGATTGGTATATAAAGCGCCCATGAAAATAAAACCGACAGGAGAAACTGCCGGTTTGTATTGTTACATCATGGTGCTGTCAGTTCCGGGCTGAGCCGGTTCTGGTTGCTCTGGCTGCGCGTCGGTTTTCGGTTCATTATCAGCATCACTGGCCGCTGCTGCTGGCCCAATAAGTTTTTCCAGCACCTCATCAACGTAAGTGTCGATTTGTGCCTCAAAATCCTTGCGGACCTGCGCTTTCAGCAACTTATTTACTTCACCGGAATACAGTGCCTGTTTTACCAGGTCTTCAGTGACGGTGCCTTTAATTTCTGGCATGTATATCCTCCTTATGCGGGAATAAAGCCCTGCAATCAGGGCTGGGTCGGGTCTTTTGGGAGCGGAGTTACCTGCGCTGTTTTACTGAGTTTTTCAGCTGCTGCGTCCTCAATTTTGCGGCGAACATAATTTCTGATGGCCTTATAACCACCACTCACCAGATATAACGCACATACTGCCGTGCAGAAATACAATAAAATAAGCTGTAAAAATGTCATTATCCCTCCCAATTATTGACATGGTGTTGACACCGGTAATATCTGTTAGGTAAAAAGGTGCACTGCATTTTTTGCTTTGGATATAACGATCTTTTTGCCGCCGGTTTCTTGTTTTCCCTTACCGGCGGCATTTTTTTATCCTGCTTACGCGTTATTCACTTCCACCACGATACTGTCAATCAGTACCGGGTAAGTCGCATTTTTAGTGATATCGGTCACGCGCAACTTGTCTGCCGTAAACGTGCCGACCGGAGACTGCGACAGCATGAATGGTGTCCCGTCCTTACCATCAATGACCGGCGTCACCTCAATACTGTTGTTACCGGCAAAACGGAAGCCCAGCGTATGCCATTCGTTATTAAATGCGCCGAATGACCCCAGCTTCGTGTTCTGCGCCGTGTTTCCTTTGTGATACATCACGTTAAGGTCTGTGGCATCGCTCTGTACGTAGAACGATGCCAGCAGGTTATGACCGGCACTTTCCTTCCAGAGTAACCCCTTGCGGCAGGGCAGAAACCGGCCAGTACAGCGCCAGTGCGTACTGATTAGCCGTAAGCGCGCCATCGAGTTTAAAACGACAACTGACAAGACCACCTTTACCCAGCAGGTCCGCACCATTACCAGCATCATGCTCAAGGTACCAGGGGGCTCTTCCTGTTTCCTTGGTCAGTTTCATTGCCTTACCCCCGCTGGCTCCGGCATCATCCACGATTTTGAGCCTTGCCACCTCCGGCAGCCCAACCCTGTGGTGTCAACCGTCCTTCAGACTCAGATGCCCGGTAAGCAAATAGCGTACTCATCGTCGTGGTGTCTGCGGGTGGCGTGGACGGTTTTGATGGTGTATCAGGTGACGGCTTCTCATCCGGTGGTGTCACGGTCTGCCCGCGCATCAGTTCAGCCGTGCGCCCTGCATGGAGCATAATAGCTGAGGCCAGACGGTCTGAAATGACGCCCCTGCGTGCCCATGAGCTGAAATGGCTGTCACGCTGTGTCGAAACAAAACTGCCCTGGGTTCGGGATGCTGCACCGTAATACCCGACAGCCACAATATCCGGGTCTTCCGCCGGAGCATTCGTTGGCGTGCTCTGTCCATTCTCATCCGTCAGGAACGGTACAAAGAAAATTTTCTGTGCTTCCTTGCCTTTGTAGCCACCGTATACTGCCTCATATTTATCGGTGCCAGCGTTTTTCCAGTAATACGTGGTATCACCGCAAATCCACGGCACCGTGGTGGCATTTCCACTCACGCACTGCGCAGCAAGCGGAGCCAGGTCAGTTCTGAACTGCTGAACCATGGCCGTGAATAAACTATTATGCTGCTGGCTTCCTGAGGCAAGGTCTGCCTCTCCCTGCATCCAGACCACAGCCAGAAGTTTGTTTTTCGGGTTTTTCGCCAGCGCGACTTTGGTGCGGCTTACCAGGTCCTGATACAGAGGTTTACCGGCCCCCCAGCGTGAAGAATCAGCGGAAGCACCGCTGGCCTCACTGAATGAGCCGTCGGCTCCAGTGGTGAATGCTGACCCGCCACGACAACAGGGCACCAGAAGTATCCCGGCATTCTGTGGGATATAGGGAAGCAGTTTTTTGGCAATATGCAACCCCTGACCGACAGTCCCGTACTGGCCTTTTGCCAGATCAGCTTTCGGGTGGTTTATCCCGCTCATATCCTGAACATCATGCAGGCAGTGGTCTGCCGGAATGATGTCGTTGTATGTACACGACGTACCGTTGGGCGTTACCGTACTGCGGCGTGCCAGTTGCTTAATGCGTGGGTCCGGGCGGTCAAACGAATCCGGTAACGGCAGCCCCTCGCCGTAGGCCATGCCATTTGACTGACCCGCGAGAATGACAACAAAGTAATATTCCGGCTCTGAACTGCTGCCATTCGTGCTACCGGAAGGCCCGGCGTTATCCGGTGCATTCCAGTCGGAGGGCGTGAGCGTTCCGGCCACGTCAGATGTGATTGGAATGATGCCAGTCACGCCTGAACTGGTGATTTCTGCACTGGGATTACCGGATACCGGCATTACCCATAATGGCTCTTTCGTGCTGAAGCGGATCACGCAGTCTGCGAAGGTGATCCCCCCTTTATTACCCGAAGGGCGGAAAGGGCTTTCAATAAATGCCACCGTGCCACCGGCAACCTTGACTGAAAACTCTCCGGGCATGGCGGAGAGCATTTTCCACTTGGAGTCTGACATCGTCTTTTCTGCCTGTTTCTGAATTAAACAGAGTCAGAATAGCGACCGCTGAAAAATATGTGTTTTGCGGAAATTCAAAAAAGCGTCACGGTACTTTTGGTGACGGAGCTGGTGAGGCAGGAAAATAACGATAAAGGGTGGAAAGGCCAATATCAAATATCAGTGCGATTTGTTTACGGGACTCGCCATTAGCCAGCAAACGGGCGATTTGCTCCCGCTCTTTCTCTGTCAGTTTCTGAGGTCTGCCGCCATGACGCCCCTGAGCACGGGCAGCAGCAAGACCCGCGCGTGTACGTTCAATAATGAGTTCCCGCTCCATTTCCGCCAGCGCGCCCATTATATGGAAAAAGAAACGTCCCATGGGAGTGGATGTATCAATATTGTCCGTAATGCTGCGGAAGTTAACGCCGCGTTGCCGGAGTTCTTCTGTTAAAGGACAAGGTGCTGCATACTGCGTCCAAGGCGATCCAGTTTCCAGACCAGCAGGGTACTCCCCTGGCCGGAGTCGCTTTAATGCGCGTTTAAGTCCGGGACGCTCCCTTGTCTTACCGCTTATTCTGTCTTCGAAAAACAGCTCACATCCTGCACATTCCAGCGCATTTCTTTGTAGCGCCGTATTCTGGTCATTTGTTGACACCCTGATATACCCAATCAGCATACGATTTCCTTATTATAAAAAGCCGGAATTGTCGCATGAGGAATAAAACAGAGTTAATCCTGGCTTTCCTGAAAACCTCGGTTTACGGGAAACGGTGAATAAGGCGGCGAATGCTCTGCCATCGGACGGCACCGCCGTTGCCGCGAATAGACTCGCCACCCCAAGAAATATTAATGGGGTTCCCTTTGACGGGACGCAGGACATAAACATCACTTCTGGTATAACACAGCAGGATGCGGATTCCCGATATATCCAGGATATCAGGCTGGGAGCAGAGAACAGGCAGGTAATGTACGTGGGGCATATTACTCTGCGTACGGTAATGTTATGGCAGGCCTGCAGATTGACAGTAAAGTTGATGCTTCAAACGATTTTATAGCATTCAGACCCCTGCAAAAATTAGTCGGAGGTACATGGATTACGGTATCTCAGTTATAAATAGTCAGTAAATAATATATTTTAAAACAGATTTATTTCCAGGAGGATTTTATGGAACTAAAAAATATAACCCGTTATTATCCTGAAAATATGCCATATGGTAATAATGTTCAGTATTTCCAGAGTGAAGATGGTAAGGATTTCTACGAATCCCTGCCATTATTCACCAAAAAATATAAACTTTGCATAACACCTGACAGCGGCGTTATCTGCTCAATATCACAGGACGCCTCGGCGCTGTATCCTGCGGGGTTTTCTGTGGTTGAGGTCGATGAACTCCCTGAAGGCACGGATATTTCAGGAAACTGGAAGTTTGATAATGGCATAATCTCCCGTATTCCGGTTAACTACGCAAGAAAACTGGAAGCAATGCGCCAGTCATATCTTAATCAGGCATATGAAAAAATTAATGACTGGAGAACGGAGCTACAACTGGGCACCATCAGCGATGAAGACAGAGCAGCACTTACCCAATGGATGGCATACATCAGTCAGGTGAAGAAAATGGAACTACCCGCCATTAAAACAGAAGCTGAATTTAACGCCATTAAATGGCCTGAGCAGCCACAGTAATAAAGAAGGCCGGAAGGCCTTCTGAATATCATTATATACTTGCAGCCGTCACCCATGCTCCATTTAACAGATACTGCAACGGCCGGTAATACACGCCGCCGACGTTATCTGCCGTATTCTTACCGACATCCTGTACTTTAATTCCGGTAAGAACATTGCCGCCCCCCAGATTCAGATCCCAGCTTTCCCATGTTCCGGGCATATGTGCGGTCACCGACCCCAGTCTTATGGCGGTTACTGTTCCTGATGAGATAGTGATATCCTGCGTCCCGTCAAAGGGAACACCATTAATTGTGTGGGCATTTGCCAGCCTGTTCGCGGCAACGGCGGTGCCGTCCGATGGCAGGGCATTCGCCGCCCTGTTTACCGTTTCCCGTAAACCGACGTTATCGATAAAAGCCCCTTTATCCGGAATGTCTGCGCCGTTCTGCTCCCTGCGCAGGTAACGGTTATCACCTTCGCTTTTGCTGTAAACATCCAGATTATTACGGGCGGTTCCCTTATTCTCCAGGTCGGCGAGATTCTGATCCTTCGCCAGGGCATTAACGTCAGCGGGACCAAGACCGTTTTTTGTGGCAAGCGTCCCCAGACCAAGATAACC